TTTAAGATTAACCTAATGACATGGAGGTCTTATGGGAAGTATTATTAGAACAGCAGCCAATAATGTTGGCGCCAGTGGAGTATTCTCATCTAGTGCCTTCAATAATGCCTCACTAAATTCAATCACAAGTTTACCGACTGCCGTTGACGGCAAGATGAAACTGATTCTTTCTACTACTGCTAGTGGTAATACAACAAGGTCATTTACATCTGGTATTGATTCTACATATAGAACATATTTGTTTAAATTTCTTGATATACATCCTGCTACTAATGATGTGAATTTTCAGTTTCAAGGAAGTACACAAGGTGCTTCATCTACTGATGGAGACTATGCTAATAATATCACATCTACTTATTTTAGAGCATATCAACAAGAGGATGATGGTGGTAATGCATTATCATATGATACAAATGGTGACCAAGCACAAGGATCATCATTTCAAGATATAGCAAGAGGTATTGGTAATGATAACGACCAATCTACATCTGGTGAATTATGGTTATTCAACCCAAGTTCAACAACTTATGTTAAGCATTGGATAGCAAGATTTAATACCGCACAAGCAAGTGATGTAACACAAGATATCAATACAGCAGGATATTTCAATACAACTTCAGCAATTAATGCTATTAGATTTAAATTTAGTTCAGGCAACATAGACGCTGGCACAATAGCACTATACGGAATAGCATAATGGGAACACGAATTACATCACTTGCCAATAACTTTGACACAACAGGAAAGTTAAAGGCAGCAGGTATCAACAATGCCAGTTTAAGTGGTATTACAGCGTTGCCTTCTGGTGTTGCTGGTAAAATGACTTTACTCAGTACACAAACAGCATCTGCTAGTGCTTCTTTAAGTTTTACATCTGGTATTGATTCGACTTATGATGCTTATTGTTTTAAATATATTGCTGTTCATCCCTCCAATTCAACTGATGCTCAATGGACATTTCAAGCTTCAACAGATGGTGGAAGTTCATATGGTGTTGCTGTTGTATCTACGAATTTTAGAGCATATCATTTTGAAAATGATGCTGGTGCTTCCTTACAAAGTAGAAGTGCTGATAGTGAAGAAGGCCGATCCAATGAAACAACATATCAACCTTTAGGATATCAAGGTGGTGCTGTTGCTGATGAAAATTGTTCAGGAGAATTATGGTTATATAATCCTAGTTCAACAACTTATGTAAAACATTTTTTATCCAGAAATGCTTTGGTAGGTTATGATTCAGGTAATGGTGGATTTCAACAAGATGTACATTGTGCTGGTTATTTTAACACCACATCAGCAATCGATGCTATTGACTTTAAATTTGCTACAGGTAACATAGACGATGGCACAATCAAATTATACGGAGTATCAACAAGTTAATGGGACAGGCAACAAGAAATATCGCTAACAGTTTTACAACCAGTGGAGTTATTACTTCCAGTGCTGTCAACAATACATCTTTAGGAAACATTACTGATTTATCAGCAGGTGGTTCTTTGATTCTTTTAAGTGAACAGACAGCATCTGCTAGTAGTTCAATTAGTTTCACTTCAGGTATTGATTCTACATATGATGAGTATTGGTTTATTTTTAATCAATGTCACCCAAGTAATATTGGACCGAATTTTGATTTTCATACATCTACTAACGGTGGTAGTTCTTATGGTACAACAGCGACATCTACTTTTTTTGTTGCTTATCAAGGAGAAGGTGGAGCATCTTCAGCATTAACTTATGATACAGGAAATGATGAAGCACAAACAACCGTAGGAGTGACTTTAGGTGGTAGTGGTTATCTAAATGATGAATCAGCTAGTGGAATTTTAAAATTTTATAATCCTAGTTCAACAACTTATGTAAAACATTTTATAAGCCAAATGAGTGTTACTCATGGAAATTATACATATGAGTGTCAAAATATTTTTTCAGCAGGTTATTTTAATACTACATCAGCGATTGATGCTGTTAAATTTCAATTCTCAGCAGGAAATGTAGATGCCGGCACAATACAAATGTTTGGAGTGAAATAAATAGAACTATGGGTGCTAATACAAGAGGATTTGCTAACTTACTCAACACAGACGGCACTTTTCTGTCTGGTGCTATCAATAACACTTCCGTATCAGGTATCACTGATTTACCGACGGCTGCTAAGAGTGATTTAGTGCCAAACATTGGTTATGGTTTAGGAAATGATTCAGCAATGGAACACTATCACGGTGCTCGAAGTGGTGTTGGTGTTTTTGATGGTACTTATGATGCTTATTGCTTTACGTTTACAAATGTGAGACCAGTTACCGACAACGTAGAGTTTCAGTGGGGTGCTTCAACAAATAACGGATCAGATTATGCTGTTGTAAAAACAACAACTGTATTTGATGCTGGTAATAATGAAAGTGACAGTAATAATTTTGGATATGATACAGGTGCTGACCTTACTCAATCTTCAAGTTATTGTAGAATTGCTAGAAATGTGAGTAGTGATTCTGACCATGGTGTGTGTGGTGAATTATGGATATTTGATGTTGCTTCAACAACTCATGTGAAACATTTTTATAGTGTTGTATCAGCAAACGACAGACTTGATAGAGAATACAAAACTTTTGTAGCAGGATATTTAAACACAACAACTGCTATTAATGCTGTAGCGTTTAGATTTGCTTCTGGTAATTTGTCAACAGGAAATATAAGAGTTTATGGATTAAAATAATGGGAACAATAACAAGAGCATTAGCAAATAATATTACAACAGGAGGTGTTGTTGCTTCATCTGGTGTATCAAACACTAGTGTAAGTGCTGTTACAACTTTACCATCTGGTATCGAATTAAATGATACCTTTCAATTAATTTCAACACAAACAGCATCCGCTGATGCTTCTTTAAGTTTTACATCAGGTTTAGATTCTACCTATGATGTTTATTGTTTTAGAATGTTTGATATTCACGGTTCAAGTGACGGACAGTTATTTACATTTCAAGGTTCTACAGATGGTGGATCAAACTACAATACAACAATAACATCAACAATGTTTGAATCTTATCATAATGAAGGTGATGATACTGCTGCTATAGCATATCAAGCTAATGGAGACCAAGGAAATGGAACAGCATTTCAAAGACTTTCTAATTCTTGTGGTGCTGATAATGACCAAAGTTTAGTAACTGAATTATTTTTATATCGACCAGATTCAACAACACAAGTAAAACATTTTATGTGTCGAACACAGCATTATAACGATAACAATTATTCTATGGATGTTAGTGTGGCAGGTTATTTCAACACCACTTCAGCAATTAATGCTATTCAATTTAAATTCGGTTCTGGTAATATAGATGCTGGAACAATCAAACTCTTTGGTGTAAGAGATGTAACAACGGCAGGTATCTAATGGGAACAATTACAAGAACATTTACAAATAACATTGGATCAAATGGTGTATTAGGTTCAAGTGCTATCAATAATGCTTCGTTAAATAATGTAACATCTATACCCGGTGTAACTATGAAGTTATTAACGACTGCTACGGCATCTGGTGATACTTCATTAAGTTTTACATCAAATATAGATTCAACTTATGATGAGTATTGGTTTGTGTTTAATAATATTCATGTTTCGAATGTTAATACAATATTGGCATTTATGGCATCTACAGACGGTGGTTCTTCTTACGGAGTGGCAACAATGAATACTTTTGTAGAATCTCAACATAATGAAGCAAATACTATTGCCAGTTTAACATATGACACAGGTAAAGACCAAGCACAAAATACTGGTTTAATATATTTTGGTCCGGCTGCTGATATAGAAGATTCTGCCTCTATGTCAGGTATATTTAAGTTATATAATCCAAGTTCTTCAACTTATGTAAAGCATTATACAAGTATGATACAAGGTATGGAACACGACAATATATCAACACTTGTACTAGGTGGTGGATATATTAATACTACTTCACCAGTAAATGCTATCAAGTTTCAAATGACATCAAACACAATAGATAGTGGCACAATCAAGTTATATGGGGTGAGTTAACGTATAAATAGTAATAAGTTTTAAGGAGAATACAATGCCAAGAACAAAATTAGTCAACGGTGAAAGAATAGCACTAACTGCTGAAGAAGAAGCAGCAAGAGATGCCGAAGAGGCTGCTTGGGCTGCAGGTGCATTTGACAGAGCAATCGCTGATGTCAGATCAACAAGAAATCGTCTTTTAGCAGAAACAGACTATTTGGCACTTTCTGATCAAACTCTTTCGTCTGAGATGACAACATATCGTCAGGCATTAAGAGACATCACGAATACTTATCAAAATGTTGATGATGTTGTCTGGCCAACTGAACCATCATAAATAAACACATATAAGATATTACTATGAAATACGATATTCCATCAGCACTACAAAAACTCACACCAGGAGCAGAATGGGTTCTGCGTGGTGGTGAGTATTCTGGTTTGGAGTGGATAGACGGTCACGGATACGAGAAACCAACCGCAGCAGAAATTACTGCAAAGATTGCCGAACTGGAAGCAGAAGAACCAGTAAGACTTCTGCGTGTTGAGAGAGACAAGAGACTCGCAGCAACCGACTGGAAAGTTGTAAAGGCAAAAGAACTTGGTACAAACCTTTCTGCCGACTTCAAGGCATACCGTCAGGCACTTCGTGACCTTCCTTCTACGGCGACTCCTACGCTGAATGAGATGGGAGACCTTGACCTTTCTTCTGTTACTTGGCCCACCGAACCTGCTTGATAAATGGCTTCTGAATTAAGAGTAGATAGAATTATTCCTGTTAATGGTGTCCCGACTGG